TACTGGACCGACAAGCGAATCGACAATCGTTTCAAATAAAATGTCAGAGGCTACACCGATAATAGAAATGTCTTTTGAAAGGAGACACCAATGAAACTAACAATCGAATACAATGACGCGGGACAGAAAGTAGTGGGGGGCGTGCCTCACACCAAACTAACTCCGTCAGACCTCATTACTTACTGGGGAGCAATCGTAGGCTCTAACTCCGATGGCGACCTTGCTGTGTGGGATGGAGAGTCAGATGTAATTCACATCTTCAACGCTAACGCCGATGGAACTTACGACTACTCCACCGACATTGAAGAAGACCTAGCAGGGCGAGACCTCGCCTTTGTAATGGAACTAATCGACCAACTACTCATCTAAGGAGACACCGATGAAATACAACCTATACGCACCAGAGAGAAACTTCTCCGCTGTTCCAGACCTAGAACTTGTAAAGGTATCTGGCGACGACAGAGACAGAAGTGTTCACTTCTTATGGCAGGGCACTAAGCAATGGCTCGCTATGAGTAAGGACAACTACCTAGGCGATAACTGCTGGCTTGTTACCGAGACCGACTACACCGAAGACTTCGCCGAGTTCCTTGACGAAGAGTTGGGTGGATACGACAGCCTCGAAAGCACATTTGAGTTGTCAGACCTATTCCCATCACACCGCGAGATTGAGTTTGAGGTGAAAGACTAATGCCGAAAGTTTATAAAGTAGGACTCGTGTTCAACTTTGAGCCAGAGGGCGAGCACGCCGAAATGTTCGAGGACATGGACAAGACCGAAGAGCAACTCATCAACTACATGAAGAACCTCGTATGCGAGGACATCGACAGGTATGTAAAGATGAACGAAGTCTTTGAGGGATTGTCAGTAGAGATTGTTGAGGTGAAAGACTAATGCCGAAGACTCTTTACGAAATCTGCGAGGACCTTTATTCGCGGAAAGGTCAGAGTGCCGTTTACGACTACATCAACAAGAATCACCCTGAGGTTGAGTGGCTTTGGTGCGAGCCTTGCGAGGCTAACTCACCAGCAGACCCTACCGACCAAAAGACTTGCCTCGTCTGTGGTTCTCTCCTAAGTGAGAGTGCCAAAGATGATTCTGCTGATTGGTTGTAATCTCCGCAACTGAATAAATCAGACCCCGTGCTAGAAATAGTGCGGGGTTTGGTTTTTCTTTTTTTTTTGCAATGCGGGAGGCATGGAAAAACGGGGGACCGGGTATTTTGGAAGCCTGGGGCCTGGGGAAAAGCATAAGAACGCCGTTTAGCACTCGAAGAGGGAGAGTGCTAATCAGGGAGATAACGAAAAGATAAACACCGAAGATAACAAAAAAGTTATGATAATAAACTTGACTTTTGTCGAAGGCGACCTGTAAGATAGATAATGTAGTGAAGACAACGCTACAAGGAGATAAAATGACTAAGAACGCATTGGTTATCAACAGCGAACTAAAAGAAGACGACAAGACTACTTGGGTTGATGTTCAGATTAAAGCAATCGACATCGCCGAGAACAACAAGGAACTAGAAAACCTACAACGCGAAGTTGGTGGTTGGGTTCAGATGGTAGAACTATCGCCGACTATTACTATGTGGTGCAACGAAGAGGGCAAACTAATTGGTCTGCCTCTCAACTACGCAGCAACTCGTATCTGGACTAAGGTCTTTGGATACACCGACGCCATCATGGGTCAGGTTGTATTCACAGGTGGTTCAGACGACGATGGCGAAACTCTTCCTCTATCAAAAGAAGACGAGCAAGTTATCTTGGGCTGGGTGAAGTAATGAGAATTATTCTTGTGCTACTCGGACTCGCTTGTTTCTTCGCTAACCTGCGGGTTGGGGACAAACTTGCCGAGGCAATCGTATTCGGTGGGGACACCAATTCACTCTGGGCATTGTTCGTGGCTTACCTTGCTGGAACTATTGGCTGTGTAATTGGGGTCATCTTCTACAAGAAGTAATACCGAACTAAAAAGAGTCCCGCGTCTTCGGATGCGGGATTTCTTTTTATTTTAGATTTTTTCCAGGTCTTATGTTTTTCCATGCTCCCGTATGTTTTTTGATTTCCGCCTGGAATTTTTTATGTTATAGTTTCTGCTTCGCGGGACTCATGAACGAACGCCGATTCTCAGAAAAAGAAATAAAAAAAGTTTTCTAAATTGGGGATAAAAATGCTTGACAATGTGTTATAGTAGTTATGTAGGAAACTACAAAAATGACAAAAGGAGAAAAGACAATGAAACAAATCCTCGTTTCACTAACCACCAAGAACAACATCTACAAGACCAATGTAGATTTCGCCGACAAAGCAAATCTGCTAGGAGTTGCTATCGCACTAATCAAGGAAGAGCAAGGTATCGACCTTACTTACCAGCCATTAGTTAGTTTCGCAATTCACCAAGGCTAAATGTCTGAGGTTGGTTATAGCATCAAAGAGTCATACAAAAAAAGGAGATAGAACTATGACTAAGCAATACAGCGTTTCACTAAGCACCACCAACGCTACTTACACCACAACTATAAGTAGCGACACCGAGAACCCAGACGACTACGACCTAGCGATGCTAGCCGTATCTCGTATCTACGATGAAGATGGTTTCGACCTGACTCATCTCCGTTGGGAAATCCAAGTGGAAGAAGTTGCCTAATGGATAACAAAATACAAATCACTTGGACTCGTTCCGACTTTGAGCGTGTAGTAGGTAGAACCCTTTCCGATAAGGAGTGGGAAGTGCTTGCGTCTGAAGTTGAGAGCGACGCGGAAGAAGTTGCTATTCCAGAACTAATCAACAGCAAGTTCGAGATTATCGAGCACCTAGTAGAGCAGGACAAGAAGTATGACTAGTCCGATTAGCACCTGTGCCGTATGTCTCGATGATTACGACACCGAAGAACTGACAGACGCTATGCTTTGCTCAAATTGCAACGCCGAACTAGACGCAAGCATCAACAGACACCCTGCGGGGAAAGGAAAGATAAATGACTAACGCCGACAAGTTAGCACCAGAGTTTTATGTCTGGGAGAACGACCACGAAGAAGTTTGGGGAGTCAAAGAGAATCCTTTCTTCGTAGTGCGAAATGGCGAGATGCGAATCATCGTCAAGAGTGCCGAAGATGAATCACAAGAGATAATCAGATACACCGACGCACTACAAAAGTTCGGCATCACTACCGATAAAGAACTGGAAGAGTGGGCTGGGAAGAGTGAAGAACTATTCTCAGTTAGTATGAATCCTTGGTTTGAGATTTGGTCTGTGAAAGACACCGAGTTTTTCTCAGAGCCTTTCTTTGACCTAAAGGAAGCCATCGCCCAAGCCGAAGTAATGCTCCAAGAGTATCCAACAGGAGTAGTTGCCGATTAGTTAGAAATAAAAAGAAAGCCCGTGCTGAAGAAGCATGGGTTTTTCTTTATGCTTTTCCAGGACCTGGGCGGCAGGTTTTTCCATTCACCGCGGTTTTGCTTCTGCTTCTGTTATTGTTGAGCCATGCCTGAACTGAACACTGCATCTCCTCTCAAACTCATCGATGCCGAGGAAAACAGGATTTCTTTCCTCTATTTGTTGCAGGGCGGGCAATACGACAGCAGAGTTGTACTGGTTTCCTCAGTAATAGCACCGAACTACGAAGAAACATCTGTGTTCCTTTGTAATGATTGGGAGGGAAGCGAAGCCGACTGGGGTAATGCGTTAGCAAAGATTTATTATGTGGATACCGAAGACGCACTAAATAAAATTGGATACACGACAAAAGTCAAACTTGACACGGAAAAACAATAGACCCTATTATTGACTCAGAAGACGAATGACGAAAGGAACTCCCGATGGGCACAACTGTTCATGGACTGAAGCCAAAGCACCGAGTGGGCGAAGAGTTTGGTAGAAATGCGTGGGGCTGGAAGCCTTTGATGGATTACATCTCAGAGAACCACCCGAAGTTAGAGAAGCCGTTTGAGAAAAACCGACTAACTGAACTGCAAGCAAGCAAGATTGCCGATGCGTTGTTTGACGACATCGCATCTGGGGTAGCCGAGCGATACACCGATGGGTTTGAGAAGCACCAAGCCAACCTCGAAGAAGTCAAATGTGGAGTCTGTGATGGGACTGGTATCCGAACTGATGAGTTGGGAATGGAAAGAGGGATGCCCCAGGTGACTCTAGACCCCGCCCTCGCTCAAAAATACGGAAGACTTCTTGGCTGGTGCAATGGTTGCTTTGGTAAAGGAACTCATAAGAGTACCGAAAGTGCTTACTATCTAGAACTGGTTGATTTACAAGAGTTCGCCGAGTTTTTGAAGAACTGTGGTGGGGCGAAGATTTCCTAAAAATCTTTTGTAATGTACTTGACAAACAATAATGTCATAGGTACGCTATAACCTATAGACACATTCAAATCAACGAATAGGAGAACCCAAAATGGGCATGGATGTTTATGGAAAGAACCCAACGATACCTGTTGGCGAATACTTTCGCCGTAATGTATGGGGCTGGCGACCACTGTGGAACTACTGCCTAGAAACCTTTGAGGTCTCTAACGCAGTCGAGGGACACTACAACAATGGTGATGGACTAGACGAGTCTGGTGCTCTTCTACTAGCAAAGCAGATTCGTGAATCACTTGCTACTGGAGATGCCGAACGCTACATCACCGAGCGTAATACTGAACTAGCCAACCTTGAGCGACCAACTTGTGAGTGGTGTGCTGGTACTGGTATTCGTACCGATAAAGTTGGCGTTGAGCACAAGATGCCTGAGCGAGAACTATCTTCCGAGATGGCATCGCTAACTGGTCGCACACACGGATTCTGTAATGGCTGTTCAGGCGAGGGTAAGACCGATGCTTGGGAAACTAACTACCAACTTGACTTAGACGACATAAAAGAGTTTGCCGAGTTCCTTGAGAACTGTGGTGGATTTGAGATTTGCTAAAAGATGGAGAATAAAATGAAAGCAAAGACAAAAACACAAATGAACACCGATGCTTGGAACTGGTTTATCGCAAGATACACCAAGATGGGCTACAAATCACTTAATCAGTTCGCTATCGCAACTGGGATGCAAAAGAGTAGCCTGAGCAGGTATTTTCACCTACATCGTCAGATGCCATCAGGCATGATGGCTAAAATCTGTACGGAACTGAGAGTCACTCCAAACGAGTTGATGCGGGTACTTGGAGAGTGGAACTAGCCTCTAGTTATAGTCAAAAACACCTAAGTCAAGTGCCAAAACTGACTTATTTCCCATACATTGAACATTAACGAGTGTAAAATAGTAGGATAACTGAATAGTGTATTGGGAGAACCAAGACAAACAACGACCAAGAAAAGATAAGAACAGAGATGTTCTGGAAAGGTAGGTCGCCTAATGAAATGGTTGCTAGCAATAATCACCGCTCTTACGCTAGTTGGCTGTACAAGCAGTTCAGCAAAAGCAGGTGAGTTGGCAAACGATGGAATGATAGCCGTTGTATCAAAAACGACTATCAAACCAAAAGTAGCAAAAGACCCAAGGCAGTTGCTTTTCTATAGCGTCAAACAAATGACTCTCATAGAAAAACAGATTGCTCACGAGAAAAAACTAATCAGCAACAAAGCAAGAATCATCAAAGTCGTAAAGTCTTTGAAGAATAGAGTTGGTAAAACACCTTATGTGTTTGCGGGCTCTACACCTTACGGGTGGGATTGCTCTGGAATGGTTCGTTGGGCTTATCTAAAGTTGGGTAAGGAACTTCCTCACTCCGCTACAAAGCAAGCCCATGTGGGGCAACGAGTAAAGACTCCGAAAGTCGGAGACATCGTTGCCTTTGCTTGGAAAGGCT